GTCGAAATATCACTTTGCGGCAGAGTTGGCAAATTGCTACCTGCACACGTTGATCCTCTAACCACACTCCGCATCCACCGGCGTTGGGTTCGTGCAACCAGACCCTTTATTGATTATCTTGTCCGCCTGCGTACCGCAAGGCAATTCCGCCCAATGGATTATAACGCGTGGGCTTCAACTTTCCCACCTCGCAGACGCGAATTGCTACTCAGGATTGCCGACGATGCACCTGACATGCCCGAGCTCATTGCAAAATCTTTCATCAAGCGCGAGATCGCCGTAAAAGACGAGTCGGACCCTGTCTTTAAGGATCCACGTTGGATTCAGGGTTGCCCGCCTGAATTGAGCGCAAGAGTAGGGCCGTACCTCAGAAAGTGGGTTCATGAGTTCCGCGATAGGGTCAAGCCAAACTGGACTGCGCCTGGTGTACTCGCAGGCAAACAAATTGTGTATACGTGTGGGCTGAACGCGCAACAGATCGGTGCCGCCTTTGCGCAATCAATTCAAATAATCACTGAAATGTGTGCACACGGAGAGAATGTCGTGTTTCTCGAGGATGACCAGTCCCGCTTCGACCTTCATCTCCTCAGTGGACCTTTCCATGCTCTATCTAAGATCTACAGAAGATTTCTTCCAAAGAAAGTCGCAAAGCTTCTGGATCGGCGAACGAGCAAAGGGATTGATTCGCATGGCACTCGTTACAGTGTGCCCTACACTATGCAATCAGGGTGGCCTGACACTTCTCTGGGCGATTCTCTCGTAAACGCCCTAATGAAGTGCCACATTCATGGGTATGGTAGGAAGTGGATTTCAATTATCTGCGGTGATGACAGTGTTACCATTACAACAGATGTTGAGATTCAGCGCATTGGTGGGCTCGATCGAATCGTCGCTTTGTACGCCGACTTCGGCATGGAGGTTGAAGCCAAAATCACCGATGACCCTCTTGACGTTGAGTTTTGTAGCGGCCGATTCTTCCCTTGTGGTGACACCTATGTCCTTATGCCTAGGACTGGGAAAATCCTTGCAAAGATTTGCTGGGATAGTGAACACCGCAACGTCAACAACCGCATTGCGTGGTTGCGCGGCATTGCTAACACTATGCTGCAATTTGGGAAGATTGACCCACTCATGTACGCTCTTGGCAGCATGCTCAATACACAGTTAGGCTACGGAAAAGTCATATATGACATCAACAAGTACAAGTACTATGTTGAGGGAGATGACTACCCACAACCAACCGAGTTCGACATTGCTGTTTA